GAGTTCCTGTAAATAACATATTTTCCTCAGCAAGTAATCCAGTAGATATTCCTGTAGAAGTAATTACTCTATTATTTCCGGGGTTTTGGACTGAAGAGGCTCCATCTTGACCAGATGTTCCTGAACTGCCAGAGGTGCCAGATTCACCTGAGGAGCCACTAGAGCCTGAGCTTCCGGTACTACCTGAAGTACCTGTTGTTCCCGCTGAGCCCGAACTTCCAGAAGTGCCACTTTCCCCAGAACTACCACTGCTTCCAGAGGTTCCTGTGCTGCCTGAGGTGCCAGTGCTTCCTGAAGAGCCAGAAGTACCACTACTTCCTGAGGTACCTGAAGAGCCTGAGGTACCATTTTCACCTGAAGTGCCTGAAGTGCCTGTAGACCCACTGCTACCTGAAGAGCCAGTACTACCACTAGTACCACTAGATCCGGTACTTCCACTGCTTCCTGAAGACCCTGTACTTCCTGAAGTACCATTCTCCCCTGAAGTACCTGAGGTACCTGCAGTGCCTGAAGTTCCTGTTGTACCTGATGTTCCTGTTATACCTGAGGAACCTGAACTACCTGAAGAGCCACCTCCCCCATCACGTCCATCTCTACCAGAAGTACCGCTACTACCAGAAGAACCGGCTTTACCAGTGGCACCCTCATTGATTGTTATTATTTTAGTATATTCTTCTTGTACAATTAAATTAGTTTGAGGCAATTCAATAGTAACAGACTTGTTACAGACATTGTCCGTAACAACAACCTTTCTGTTCTGATCTACTAGAACAATTTGGTTGGGTTGATCTGCTATATTTATTGAATTACGTCCCATTACACCCCAGCGTTAAAGGTTCGTTGAATAAAATAAATTACATCTGCTACAGATACATCCCCCCCTATAGCAGCAATTTTCCATTGATTACCGTTAGTAACAAAATCGGCATCAGCATAAAAATTGAAAATTTCATAATAATTTTCCCACTCATTATTTCCTTTAATAAAACCTAAACTTTTAGAAACTCTATCATACGGGGTAATCCCAGTTGAAGAAAGTAAAAGATCTATATGAGTTTGGTTAGCATTAGGAGCTTTTGCTCTAAAGGTAATTACTACACTATAAACATCTCCTACATTTTCCATTTGTATCTTTTTAGTAGTGGGATTATAAAAATCTACAGTAGAATTCATATATGTTTCTTCGGAAAAAGCACCATTATTAGGTAAAACAACAATTTGCCCACTAGTTACTAAAAAAGAACTTCCTGTTGTATATTGGCCATCATCATATCGTGCCCACCCAAATCCTGCTACTCCATTAGCACCAGAAGAGCCAGAAGTACCCGAAGATCCAGAAGAACCACTAGAGCCAGAAGTACCCGAAGATCCAGAAGAACCATTGTTTCCAGAAGTACCCGAAGATCCAGAAGAACCACTAGAGCCAGAAGTACCCGAAGATCCAGAAGAACCAGAAGCACCACGAGGACCAACCGCAGTTACTTGAACCACCCCCATAAGAGGTTGAGTAACGGTTACTTTTTCATCGCCACAGTTACTATTATTAGTTATTACTATGTGACGGCATGGTACATTTCCGCATCCACAGCTCATTAATAAAGTCCTAATGTTATATTTGGAGACAATTTAACTTGACCTTCTAATAATCTAGTAACTATAGGATAAGCACTTCCTGTTGCTAATTCTAGATCATAATATGCTTCATTAAAACTTAATTGTGAAGAAGAGTATGCCGAAATAAAAATTCCAATAGTCCCAGAAGTAGGAGGATTTAATCTACTTGATCCACTAAAGTTTAATCCGGTACCATCAGGATCTAAACTACTTGATAAAGTAATATATATAGTTTCAGACCCGGCTGAAGGACGAAGTTGCATCCTTCCTTGGTATCCAGTCAAATCAATAGGGTTTCCATCTGAGTCTTTATAGGCAAGCTCAAAATCTATAGTGGCTCCCTGTTCTATGGTAAATGAGTATCTTCCTGCTGACATTGCAATGTTTTCGTATAAATATTAAGAAATTAGTAAATGGGATTTTCCAAATAATAATCTCTTAAATCTTCTACAATTTCATTACGATGGTTTGAAGTAAGAGTTAAGGCTTCTAAATTTTTAATCTTTCGAGATGCTGTATACAAATATTTAAATCCAGAATCTTCTTTTTTCTTAAGGTCAATTTGATGGGTGTCACCACAAATAATCATTTTAGAACGTAATCCTAAGCGAGTTACGATCATTTCCATTTGTTCATGTGTAACGTTCTGAGCTTCGTCTACAATAACGCAGGAATCAACAAATGTTCTGCCTCTCATAAAAGAAACAGGCACAATTTCTATTTTACCATCTTCAATAAATTTATTTACTTTTTCTTTATCGTATAAAATATATAAATTTTGGTATATAGGTTGAACCCACGGGTCCATTTTTTCTCTTAAATCTCCAGGTAAAAACCCAATTTCTTCTTTAGATACAGTAGGACGAGTTATAATTATTTTTTCGTAAAGTTTACGAATTAAGCCATCTAGTGCTATTTGACAAGCTAATAATGTTTTACCCGAACCTGCTTGACCTGCTAATAGAGTTATAGTATTATCTAATATCTTTTGTTTAGCTTCTTTTTGTTCTTCGTTTAAGTTAACTTTAAACTTAATAGGGTTTTTTATTACTTTTTTTTCTCTGAAGATTTCTTCAGCTTCGGGGGTATTGTTGAAATGGGTCATTTTTGAAGTTGATTTTAACTAACTTATCTAAACCAGCGTTTACGTGCATTTCATCTTCTAAGACAAGGTCAAAATCGTATCTTTCGTCTAACGGAAGTACTAAATCAACTTGAGAACCCCATCTTATTAATGAAAAACGTTCGTTTTGGGATACAGGGGCATTTTGGTCATATATAAAAGGAGCTATAACATTTACGTCCTCATCAGCAATTTGAACTAGATAGTAAGTATAATCTAATTGTGGTGAATATATTTTATTCCACATTCTTTCATTATACTTTAGATATTCTAAATTATTGGGGTTAATAGCAGCATTTAAAATATCCTTTTCAATTGCTAACATAGGTTTATTAGTAGATTCAATTGGGTCTAGCGCTTTATATTGTAATATACCGGAGTATGGTATTCTATTTATATGAACATCATAAAACGACATGAATATGCCAATTACCAAAGAAGGTTTATTATAACGTTTATCTCCAAGAACATCTTGGATAGTATAATTCATACCTTTAATCTCTACTATAGGCTCAGTAGCATCTTGTATAAATTTTTGATATAAAATTACACCATCAGCTGGGGAGTAAAAGTGTTGGTAGTCGATATAATTGGGACGCATAGGGTCCCTAAAAAAGAATGTGTTTGATAGTTCTCCTACTTCTAATTTAGAAAGTTCTTCAACTTCACTTTCTAACCAATCTTCTAAATATTGAGCCATTAAAGTAGAGATTTTGTATAATCAATATAATTTAAATGCATTATCATGCAACTTAACATAGCACCAGATTTCATGTATTCTGAAAGGTTAAAAAATACTGGTTCGAGTCCTTCGTTAAAGCAGATTTTTTCAAGGCTATTAATTTTGGCTTTTTCACCTTCATAATTTTCGTCGTGTCTTGACAATTCAGAAATATTAGAGGCACACATAATCATATTACCCAATCTAACAGAATTAGTAAGGCCATTAAACGCATCGTCAATACTAACGTCTATTATTTCAGTATATTGTGATAATTGCGCTAACTCTTCAGGGGTGAACAACTCCGTACAAACCAAAGTTTTGCCTTTAGTTAACGGGAAAATAGAACAATCTAAGTGATATAAATAATCTTCAACCATTTCTAGTTTTATAATATTCATATCAAATTCTTCTTCCATCCAGTTATAGGTTTGAATATCTGAGCGGATACCATACCCCCCAATATAAACGTTATCATAAAGATATTTTAAATCTGCTTCTCCTTCCCACTTAAAAGGACTTACATGAGTTTGATACCCCATTAAATCAAAAAATGGTAGTCCTACCTTTTCTTCTCCTTGACGGGGTTCAGATGTAAAATTAGATAATACAATATGGTTAGAATTTTTTATATGGGGAAGATAAGTCCCTAAATTAGCTACATAAACTTGGTCTTGAAAGTTACCTTGAGAGGGAAGCAAATAAACTAAACTGTTTCCTGCTACAAATTCATATAAATCTAAAAATTGTCGGTAAGCTGCTCCTTTATTTATTTTTAAATCCTCGGGGCTTAATTCCTGCATCCAAATATTATTAGGATTGCTTGTATCTAATGTAAATGGGAAATTCATAACAAAAGCCGGTAGAGGTAACTGCGATGGGGTTTCTTTCATCTTATATGTACTATTTTATTAATTTACTATAAATATAGTACACCTACTAGAAAACAAAAAGAGCCTAGCAAAGCTAGGCTCTCTTTTTTAAAATTAAAATCTAAATTAGAGGGTGTTTAATCCGTTAACGTAGATCTTAGCATAGTATTCAGGTCTCAACATCTTCTTAGCGTAACGAGTCAAGAGACCTTTTCTTGGTGTAAAGGTATCTGGATCGTATACAAGAGGAGTCATGATCAATGGAATATAAGGAGCGAAAGTAGCACCTGTTTCCAAGAACTGAGATCCTTTGAAGCCCAACAAGATTGTGTTTTCAGTCATGTATGGGTTCTTATAAACTTGATACTTTTGGTTTAAGTTACCCATTTTCTGGATACCGAAAGCATAGTTCATAGTTTCTGCATCAGCTCCATCAGCAGCAGCGAATCCTGGGATTGATTCTAGGATAGTAGCGACGGTTGGAGAGCAAACCATAAAGTTAGCACCTCCTCTTAAGGTTAACTGGTGGATCTTGTTAGAAACTTTGTTAATCTTAGTACCGATGGTTTGGAACCACTGGCCTTGGGTGTTAAAGAATCCGAGGTCGCTGTTTGAAGGGGTATCAGCAGATCCATCATATGCTTTGTTATTAACAGCTGACCAGTAATCAACAGTTAAAGCATTTTCAATCAACATACCGAGGATTTCCAAGTCGATTTCAAGAGCGATGTACTCACTCATGATAGAAGTCAACTCAGCTTCAGCATCCAAGCTGTGGTAAGCGTTCAAGTCTTGTGCGAACTCAGGAGTCCATACAGCTTTTAGCTTTTTAGTCTTAGCAACGATTGCTTCAGACTTCATCTTAATGTTAATTTCAGGGATAGAAATAGTAGCATTGTTAGCGTTCAATGCGGTGTTTCCATCTTCGAAGTCACCTCTAAACTTGTCAGTTGGTTGTTGGACATAAGTAATAGCATATCCTGATGGGTCAACACCATTAGTACCGTTGGTAAAGAGGTAAACGTTAGTTGAGTCTGCATAGTTAAACTGTGGGTAGTTAGTAGTAACAGTAGAAGCAGAAACGAAGAAACCTCTAACACCTTCTGTATCAGGGTTGCTAAATGAAGTTAAAGGAACAGTAATTTTCTTTAAAGTACCAGCAGCAGCAGAAGCAGAAAGACTAGAATCATATCCAACATCAGCCCATGAAGCAGAAGCTTCAGTAGCACTAGTCCCAGCAGAAGAAGTTACATTTGAAGAGTATGTCCATCTACCAGCACCGTATAAACCATTAACAGGAGAAGAAGTAGTATTGGTAACACCGTACATAGAGCCGTTACCAAATACGTCACCTCCTACTGTGAACTGAGAACCAGATTTGGTTGTTCCGTATTGGAAGTCAAGGAAGAAAACAAGGCCTGAAGGAAGGCTCATTGGTTGAACGCTGACGAATTCTTTAGCAGCGATTTGACCAAATACCTTTCTTACGAGTGGGAGAGCAATACCAGCCCACTGTTCACCAGTACCTGCGGTGAAAGTACCTTGAGAAGCGGTACCACCACCAGTTTGTGAAGATTCAACAACAAGTTGTTTTGCTTGGTTTTCAAGGATTAAAGACATGTTGTTTCTTTCAACCTCAGACTTGAGGCCTTCCAACAAACCTGTCTTTTCCCATTTACGAGCTAATCTAGCGGCGTCAGATTGAATGACTTTCCACGAGTTAGCACTTTCTAAAAGTGAATTTAATTTTGACATTTTGTTTTTTAATTGATTTAAATTAATAATTATTTAATACCTGCTAGCTTTTTAAAGCGAGCTACCATAGCATCCTCTTGAACAATACCTTCATTCAATTCACGCTTAGGAGCAACGCCCGCAGGCTTAGAAGCCATACCCATAGATTCTCTTATATTAGATTTAGTAGACTTAGCAACTAAATTTTCATTAAGAGTTTCAAAAATAGCTTTAGCTTCTTTTACTGTTTCAGCTTTATCAAAAGCTTTTAAAACTTTAATTTTTTGGTTTTCAGTTAAACTTTTGTTTCTGAAAATTTTGTTTGTATAGAGCAATTTAGAATTAAGAAGATTAACTTCGTTAAGTTCAGAACGTAGGTAATTGATAACTTGTTTAGCTTCTTTAAGTTCTTTTTCGGCTTCATCCATTTTTTTACCTTTGAACTTATTAGCTAATTTTTTAACTAAAGCTTCAGCACCCATAGCGGCGACAGAAGCGGCAGTTACTCCTAAAGCACCAGCCAGAGCAACTAGTTCGGCATTATCTATCATAGCACCAACTAATTCTGCTTCTTCTACTTTACCTTTGCCTTCTTGGAGGTCAACATCAATGTCAACATCTTCGTCTTCGGCTCCGTCCATATCCATATCTTCTTCATCTTCAGATTCATCAGCATTAGGACCAGGAACTAATTCACCATCTTCGATCATATCTTCGATAACATCTTCAATAAAGCTTTTTAATTCCTCTTCACTCATATCTTCAAGGTTGATTTCTTCTTCAGCTTCTTCTTCTTTCATGTAGTCCATTTCATCCATGTCTTCCATTTCGTCCATGTTTTTCATTTCGTCCATGTCTTTCATTTCGTCCATGTCTTTCATTTCGTCCATGTCGTAGCCTTCTTCAAGTTCTAATTCAGCTAAGATTTCTTCTAAGTTGAGTTCTTCGTCCATATCAGAATCATACTTTTCATCTACCTTGTTCATTTTGTTACCTTCTTTCATCTTCATTTGAGCTTCTTTTTTCATTTTATCAACTTCTGAAAGGTCTAGTTCGTCTAGGTCGTCCATTTCATTGATTCTTTCAGCAAGCATGTTTTTTAGATGAGGAGTAAAGGCTTCTTCTAAAGCAGCTTTTGCATTAGCAATAGCAACTTCTTTAACAGCTTTTGCATCAGCAATAGCTTCCTTTAACAAATCTCTGTTTGCCATTTTTCCTAAATTTTGTTTTGGAAAGTACGCTTATTCTGTAGAAGCGTAATAGGGATTAATAATAATAATCGGTATCATATATGTGAATGATACATTCTTTAAATAAATATTCAAAAAAAAAGGAAGCGCATTAAGCACTTCCCTTTAATTTTCCCTCAAACAAAAAATTTTATAAAATAGAACACTGCCCGCTATTACAAAGTATTTCTGTAATAAGATCGTTAATTTTTTTATATTTATTTTCTATAATAGGATTAAAAGTATTTAAACTTTCATGAATAGGGTGAACATATGCTCCGGGGGTTGATGGGGTAGAAACAAAGTCCCAACATAACAGTTCAAAGTCGTCTTGTACTTCTTGGGTTTCTCCTATGGGTTTTAAGCTACCCATACCACGTGAAGAAACTCCTACTGTTATTCCATTTTTAAATAATTGAGTTAATATATTACCTGATGGAGTAGGTAGGATTTCAATTTTACCCATAACATCATTCCCGTCCCACCACACATCTTTAATGTTGTGTGAAACATTTTTTAAATTTATAATAGAAGAGTCTGGGTGGTCTAGCTCGCCTAAAGCCCGGTTTTCGCTTATAGGTCCACTTTTATATTTATTAATTTCTCTTTCTAACACATTTTTAGGATAGTATCGGCCATTACCATTTTTGGTTTCGGCAGATTGTAATCTCCCCTCAACAATCAAATTACCATTTTCAGTTTTAACTGCTTCAGTAATTGCTTGAGGAGAAATCCTAAAAATTTGTGTTTCTATTAGAGTTTGTCTCATTTTCCCCCGCTCATAGTATTTTTATCGGCAGAAACTTCCATTAACTTTTTTTCTAACTCTTTAATTTCTTTAGCAACTTCTTGGATAGCAGATTGGTTAATAAACTCAGAAAGAGACTCATCTTCATTTATAGACATTGCCTTCTTTCTTTCTTCGATAGCTTTTTCATAGATTTTAGCTTCTACTCTTTTTTTAGCTATCTCACCCAAACGCTCCGCTTCTTTAAGTACCTCAGCCATTTTCATTCTTCCCTCTTTTTTTATTTGGCCTTCCTTTTTCATTTGGCCTTCTTTTTTCATTTTTTCTCCTGCTTTTTTACCTTTTTCGTATTCGTAAGCAGCTTCACCCTCTTCCATTTTTTTATCTTCAGTTTCAGTTAAGAAAGCTTCAAATTTTGATTCGTAATTTGTTTTTTTACGATCAGCGAAAGGGTTGCCAAGAGAAGGAACACCAGCGATAGCTTCCTCCAATAATTCTATGAGTTTATCTGATTTGTTCATTGTATTTTCTTTTAAGTCTCCATAGCCGGAGGATTTATATTTACCTGTTGGGTCTTCTTGTTTTTTAAGTTCAGTATATCCTAAATCTTTTACCCCAAATGCTGCATTTTTCATATAGTATAAAGGATCTTTTTCAAGATTTTTAACTACAATTTCTTTAACTTTTAATAAAGCTTCAGTTGGTTTGTAAGCTAGCAATTCTGGGTTTTGTTCCATTTCAAATTTTAAGCCATTAATATATTGGTCATAAATTTGATTGTTGGAATTTTTTTGGTCTTTATAATCATACCCAGCTGTTTCCTTTTCGCTAACTTCTTTAGTAGGTTTAGTTTCAGTAGCTTTTGCTTCTTCATTAATAAATTTATCAAATGAAGTAAAAGGATTTAGCCCCGCTGAGGGAATTAAAGGGAATATGTTTTCACTAATGACACTACGCTGCTTTAGTAATTTAGCAGTTTGTTCAAAAGTAGCAGCATTAGGAACAATATTAGGAAATAATCTTTTAGCTTCCTTTAAGAACACGCCTTTGTGTCCTTTCCCCTCTTTAATCAAATTATATTGTTCTTGAAGTGTCTTCATGTCAATAAATATTATTATTTGTGTAAATCCACATAATCTATTCCTTTAGCTTTTTTTCTAAGGGATTTGGGATTAACTAATTTATATCCTATAGAAGTATATTGGGATATGTTGGGAGAAGTACCAGGTTTTTGAAAAGCATATTTAGTTAAAAACCCACCGGCAGCCCCCGAAGTGCTAATTTCTCGGATAAAAGATTTAATTAAATTATGTTTTGAAGGATGGTTTTCCTTAAAATATTCTTTAAATAAATCAACCGACTCAAAAGTTTTACAGGATTTAGTCATTATTAACTTTAATTAATTCTTCGACTAATTCATAATAATAAAGAAGATTAGTTAGGTCCTCATTATTAATTTTAGATCCTTTATCTATTTCTTTAAGGAGTTTTACTACTTCTAATAATTTAATTTTAGTAGTATTATCTTTAACTTTTCTAGCTTGTAAATTAACTACTTTTTTAATTTCGTTAATTTTAGTATTATATATTTCCTTTAATTTAGGAGTATTATCTATAGAATTGATAAATTCTTTAAGAACTTCTTTTTGGCCCGAATTTAAATTGGCGTATTTTCCATTAAATTTTTCGAGCATCACCTTATAAGTAAGAATTCTTAAATCCTTATCATATTTAGAAAATTCTTCTACTAAATCTTGTTTAACCCTTTTTTCATCTACAGGGTTTTCAGTTAAACATTCTAATATAGTAATCTTATTAGTAATTATCTCCTCAGTTTCTGAAAGTTTGTCTGAGTTGTATATTTCTATGAGTTTATAAAAAGCAGCGTATCCTTTATAGTTAGGGACTTGGTGCTTAAAAAATTCAGTAAGATCGTAATGTTTACTTATTTCGTTAATAAGATTATATTTTTCTCTTCTTAAAGTAGCTCTATTTAGTTTACGAGTAGCTTCTAATATAGTATTTAGAGTTACTTCGGCTTTGCTTTCACTTAAATTTTTAGTTTTAAAAAGATTTTCATAAAGTTTATATTCTTTACCTAATTCAGTTTTAGCAAATGATTTTTTAAGAATATTTAAAGAAGGAGAATTATTCCCATTAAGAGTATCAGCAGTTATCTGCCTTACTAAAAGCTCGAATAAAAGGCCTGTGTTTTTATACTTAGAATGTTTGATTTTCATCGATAGGCTTTTTTATAAATATATAAAAATTTTCACTCCTTCAACTTACCTTCATCAAGCAAAGACTCGTCTTGTTCAAATACTAATCTTTTACGGTTAACGGGAATTTTGCTTAACATATCCTTATTTTGAAAATAAGTTGATTTAGCTTCTAAAGCTAATGGAGAACCTCCTTTATATGAAGGTCGAATTGAATCCGATTCATTTTTATCAATACCCTTCATTCTATTAACTCCTAGTCTATCCTTACCAAAGGCGTTATCCTGAGTGTTTATGTTAGAAACTTTTTCTTCAGGGCGACCTAATTTCTTTTCATCGTATCCTGCAGGAACATTATCTGGGTCGTCATAGTACCGTCCCTTACCATATAGTGAAGCAAGATCATGGGGGGTACCATAAGATTGTCCTGTTTCTAGTGGGTCGTTTCCTTCTGATTCAATCTGATTGTTACGGAAGGTTCGTTTAGCATCTTCTCTTACCAAATCTCTAAATTCAGAATATTCGTCTTCACTTAAATGGAAGAGATGATCATAGATAAAATCTGATGGGAATAATTTGGTTTCCATCATTTGGGCTGCTAAGTCCATTTTTTCCTTCATCAGGGCTACTCTTTCTTGGTCATATATTATAGAAGGAGTGGTTAATGAAAGTTCAAAATTAACTAAATCATCACCATCATAACCTTGGGTATAAAGGTGAACAACTGCTATTTTATAAAGTTCAGAAACTAAAATACGTTGAATTCTTTCTATGGTACGGGCAAATCTAATATCTTCAGCAGCTAAGGTAGCTTTACCCTCAGTGTTTTCGTCATAACCTAAAAATGCTTTAGGAATTTTTAAAGCAGCGAATAATTTATCTCTTAGATAAGTAACGTCTGTAATTCCATCATATTGCATACCAGGAGTGGTTTCTATTTTGGTAGAAACGTCATTTCCTCTTATGGGAATATAAAAATCTTCTAAGAGGTTTTGCATATTATATTTCAAATTATAATCCCCAGTATTTTGATCAATGTATGGGGTACGTTTCATCTTTGAAATAGTTTTCTGCATAAAATTTTCTATCTCAGCCGGAGGAATAGCTCCAACATTTATATAGAAAATGCGCTTTTCGGGAGCACGAACAATCCTATGAACCAACATAGCATCCTCCATAAGTGTATATTGTTTAAATAACTTACGAGCAGGTTCAATGTAGCTTCTACCATAAGGTAGATAATTCACATCTGAAAGGAGTCTAAAGTGAGCGATTTCATAATTATCAAAATAAATAGCTCTATCATTTGTAGTTTTAGATCTAACAGTTTGAAGTCCCCCAAAATATCCTCCATACTCACCTCCCCCACCGCTTAATCCGTCAGGGTCAAATCTGAATTTTACTTCTATTTGGTGGTTGTTAGATTCACTAACTTTTTCTTCTCTAATAACATTATATGCAGTATATGGAATTACGTTATAAACACCAAATTTTTCGGCTATTTCTAGTTTAAGGAAAAAGTCACCATACTTACACATTTGGCGAGTCCACATCCACATATTAAATTCTATATTTAGAACGTCATAAAATAAATTATATAGAATTTTTTGCAAATGTTCGTCAGACGACTTAATTTGAAGAACCTCACCCATTGTATTTTTAAGGGTAGATTCATCAGCTAATATATCAAGAGCAGAAGCAATGATAGCATCAGTATCCATTGCTTCATAATCAGAATAAAGTTGGGTTCTTAAAGTTTGATAATTAAGAGCAGGATTATAAATAGGCATTTGATTGGTAGTATACAATCTATTGTATCTATCAATCATAGAATTAGTTTCTATTTGGCCTGTTTGTTGATATTGACTAAAATCTAATACCTTTAATTGACTCCCTCCTACATTGCGGATTAATACGTCTGTAGAGAATAATCTTTTTAATCTTGTAAATATGCTTGTATCCGCCATAGTAATATATTAATATATCATAAATATTATAAAACCCAACTAAAGTCTTCTGTTTCGCCCTTACCATTATCCATATGATAGGGATTATCTCGCCCCGTGGAAAAATATGCTCCTTGATAAGCTGTTGTTGATTTGTGGAAAGAACCTAAAGCTGCTCGAGTAACATCTAATCCTTGTTGTCTAAATTTTAATGCTGTATCTCTTACATAAAGGCCCATTCCAAAACTCATAATCAAATCATCATTATATCCTTGTTGGGCTTCAGCTCTCCCCGATTTCCAAATAAAGGTTTTCATTTCTTCTAGTAGTCGTTTAGATTGAACTGTAACACCTTTATCAGCTACATACTCTTGGAATTTACCTATTACCATAGGTCTAGTTCGAGTAGACATAGTAAATCCAGCTACCATATTAGAATTATTTTCATAATTAGATAAATAAGAATCTATATTGATAGCATCAGATTTAGGAGAATAATACAAATTAGGATAATTACGTTCAATTACAGTTTGAATTGTACTCCACCCTACATTAGCATTTTCAATTACCAACAAAGCATTATTGTATTCAGTCGCAACCGCTGTTAAAATGTGGCCAAAATCTTTAGTAGAAACTTGACCTTTATATTCTCCAACCTGAGTTGCTGACTCAATATCAAAAATATGGAATGCTGAATAATCTTTTCCATCTCCCCGAGCCACGTCAGCTGCAATTAGGTATGATCTAGTATAATCGGCTGGTTCCCAAATCCATAAGTTTTGGTCTACTCCCCTTCTTTCAAGAGGTTCTCTAATAGTAGTTTTTTCTATAAATTCTAAATATTCAGGATAGAATACAACATCCCCAGATGTGCTAAAATCACAGTCACATTCTTGAGCTGCCATTCTAGGATCTCCTAGGAGTTCATCTTGTCTATCTCTCCAAGATTGGTCTCGTTCGGGGTGAACTTTCCAAGGAAGTTTAATAGGAAGAAATTCATTTTCATTAGCTTCGGCTCTAACCCAAGTTTGGTGAAACCAATTACCCGTTCCATAAGGAGTAGATAAAGCTATACAACCCCCACCAGTTGCAAGGGTTTGTTGGGCCGAAGCCCAAATTTCACCAATATTTTCAATAAAAGCCGCCTCATCGATAATCAAAAGAGAAACGGCTTCAGATCTACCGGCATCACTAGAAGCAGATGTAGCTTTGATTTGAGATCCATTAGCTAATCGAAGAGTTAATTTATTATTTTCTGCATAATCTACTTTAAGCCACGAAGGTAAATTTTCATACATAAATTTAACCTTGGTAACCATATTTTTAGCAGTTTCCTGTTTAGTAGCAATACACAGCACGTTTTTATCTTTATGGAAAGTCATTAACCATAAAGAATATCCTGCAGAGAGGGTAGAAATTCCAAGTTGGCGAGATTTTAAAACAATTGAATAAGGATTATCCCTCCATAATCTTAGAACTTTTTCTTGGAAGGGATATAAGTGAAAGCTAATTCTGCCCCTTTGAGGATGTTGAATCATACAATACTTTTTCATAAAGTGTGCTGGGTCTTGGGCGCACTTTAGATACTCTTGCCTTATTATTTGTTTTAAATCACTCATTTTTGATTACTAATATAGATAAACCAATTGAAAATAATGATAAAACCCCAACTGATCTACGGCAGGTTTTTAAGTTACCTTGAGTCTCTTTTAACTCTGTTGAAAGAGTTTGAATTCGTGCTTCTAACCCAGCTCTAGATACATTACAATTATCTATTGTAGATCGATAAGCTTTTATTTCTTCGTCTCTTCTTGAAATAATATAATCTCTATAGAATATAATTTCATTAAGCTCGGTAGTATCTTGTTTAAGAGATTCTACTTCTTCTTTAAGAAGATCATATAATGTTACTTCAATAGCAGCTAATTCAACATATTTTCTTGGAAGACAAATCAGAGAATCCTCAGTGATAACGGTTTGCGAAAAACTCACTAAGCTCGTCATTAGACATACTGTCAATGTTAGCAACTGTTTCATTGTATTTTTTTCTTAATTTGTTTAATTCCCTGTTTCGGATTGCAATCGATACTTTAAGACTATCAGTTTTAGAATTAGCAATAGTTACTTCTTGATTCAAACTATCTCTAACTAATTGAAGAGAATCAAGTTCATTTTGATACTTTTTATTATTTATTTCTATTACTTCATTACAATCTACACACCCTGCTTTAGTTAAATCCCAGTACATATAACAACCTAAGAACCAAAATAAACTTGTTATTAAAACTATTAATAAAATTTGATTTTTCATATATTAATAAATATTAAAACAAGTTTTTAGTACTTGTTTGACACGTTCTTCTGTTGATCCTTTCAAAACATTAAACCAAGGTTTGTATTTATAAAGCAAAAGTTTAATAGTTTGATCAATTTCATCTCTATATTTTTGATTTGTTTCCCTTACTCCATTATCTTCAATAATAGTACCTTCAGGAGAAACATAAAATATATAATCATATTCTCTAATAAAACGCTTAGCATATTCCTCAAAAGCATCACCATCAATATAGCTGATAGATTTAGCTAATTTGGTGAAAGCAATAACATCAATTACTGTTCTATCAGTTATGATATTTTCTTGCATTAATTCAGCACAACGTTCTGCCAAAAATATGTTTTGACCTTTAAGTGTAGAATCAGTATTTAAGGGGATACCTAACGAATTAAGATATTTACTACGTTCAGTAGCAAAATGATATTCCTTAAATTCAGGCATATTTTTCAATGCATTAACCAGTGTAGTTTTTCCTACACTCATTGTTCCACAAAACCCTATTTTCATTAATCTTCTTTTATATATTTAATAAAGTCTTCAATAATTTCCTTAGATAAAGAATATTGATCTTCTTCACCATAAGCAATCAAATCATCAAGATATGATTCTTTATAATTTTCTAAAAGTATAATAAGATTTTCCATTATCCTGCGTCTCTAGCTGAGTCTCTCATTGAGGGGTTTTTATACCAAGGAAGTCCTGTTCGATTACGCTTAATTTCTTTCCATTCATCTTCAGTATATTTTATACCGTAAATATAATATTCTCTTTTGCGCTTGTCACCCTTAGGTATAAGAGCAGGCCCATCCCAGTTATGGAGTTTACCTTCCCAGGTGTAAGCAATGGTACCATCTTCAGGCTTAATAAGCCGACGAGGTTTGTCAAATTTTTGTTTTGTCATTTTTAGTTAAAATTAAATCAAAGTTATATCTTTAATAATAGTTTTTTCACTTAATTGGTTAAGATGGTATACTAAGCATTTGCTAAACTCAATAGAATATTGAGGATAAACGTTTACTAATGCAGGTATTAATTTTTCTATTGGAAAATTAAATTTAGAATAATTAAGTTCAGAATTTTGTTTTGGAAAAAGTTTTTCAACATATATTTTATTTAGATTTTTTCTAAAGAAAGTATAATTATTATTCGTAGAACTTTTTCTTAATTCAGGAAAAACACAATAAAGAAATATTAAATAAGGCTTAGAAGATTCATATTCATTATTAGATATAATTTCTTTAGCTAATCCCCAAGATTCCATATCATTATTTTTTAACATTCCATATAATGTTTCAAAAACATCATAATCAATTGTTAATCCTTTATTGATATCTTCTTGTAGTGAAGAATCTAATACAACTTTAATATTATATTTTTTAATATTATCTATTAAATCTATTAAGAAATTAAATTTATCATAAGCTTTTACACTCCCATGGTGTCTTCTTAAAGCATATCCTTTAATAATTTTAGTTGCTTTGTCTTCTAAAACTACTTTAAAGTCTGGGTGGGTTTGAATTATAGAATCATAGTCCTCAGAAGTTATAACTAAATAAAAGTTTGGGTCAAGTAGGTTTTTTGGACCTTTATAAGAACCGCTAACACCAAGTTTTTCTAAAATTAAATTTTTTACTGTAAGAGAATTAAAGATAATATACTCATTATAGTTAGATGTAAGATATTCTCTTTCAATAAGAGAATCACTAATAATAACATTATCTAATGAACCAAATTTATAAGCTGTTGAAATGTTAAGTTTATTTTCTTTAATATAATTTTTTAACTTATATTCAGGCAACTCAGATAAAGAAGTTAACCAAATTGTTGAATTATTTTTAATTTTATTATTTTTGGATTCCTGAAAAATATTCTGTAAGATTTCTTTAGTTTCTTGGGGAATGATTTTAATTGATGTAGTTAAATCACTAAAACTTGAAAAGAAGAATTTACTACCCAATGAGGCGTAATGAATACGGTGTAATTCCATTTTATAATTATTTAGTCAAAAACTTAATTAAAGTTTTATTTAAAGTTAATGTTTTAAATGCTGATGGATTACCATTATAAATTGATTTTATAATTTTATATTTTAAATCATCAGCAAATACGTCTTCATTCATCAAAAAAGCTAAACGATTAATATAATCAGATTCAATTTTATTTTCTTTACTATAGAACAAACTAAAGTTAATAATACGAGTTGATATAATAGAAGCTAAATCAGCTCTATATTCACTTTCATTCTTTTTACCAATAATACCTTTTAAGGTTTTTAAAATATATTCTTCACTTTCATGATTCATAATAATATCAGGTGAAATAATTTTATCAAGTTTATTATTAATAAAAATTGTAAATAGTGTTGTAAATTCAGAACCTACACTACCCTCTCCAATCATTTGAATTAAAGGTAACTCGTCATTAAATGATTTTACTGATGAAATTGAATTAAAGAATGTTGTAATGCTTCTAGAGTTGGTGTTGGTAGATACTAATTCTGGATGTTTAAGTAAGAAGTTAATACACCTACTATCAATAGTATTATTTTCAGCCCATTCACTCCAACAATTAATATCAAATTTTAACTTAACTGATATAAAACGTGTTTTCTGAGCGTTATCAATACTATTAACTAAATATTCCCCATTATCTGGGTTACTGGTAAGTATAATATGCCAATCTTTTGGTAGGGTCCAGCTAATATATTGCTGCCTATCAATAAGTTCCATAACAGCTTGAATAAACCTTATATCAGCTCTATTCCAGTCATCCAATAACAAAATACCACCTGTAGTTTTGTTACTAATCCATTCAGGTGGACAGTAACTCATTCTATTTTTACCTGTAAATTGGTAACCTTGTTTAGTATACTCAGTTACAGCATGTTCATCAATCCACAAACAATCATTTTCTGTTTTGCAAACTTCAAATTGTCGAATTGGAAATCCAACCAAGTCACCTAATTCTTCAATTTGGGCTAAATTTAATTTAACAAAATTTAAATCTAACTCTTTAGCTAACTGTACAATAGTAGAAGTTTTACCAATACCAGAATCACCTACTACTTCAACAGCAACTGGTGGTTTACCTTGGCTTTGAAGAAATCTATTGTTATCAA